CATCTTCATGCTTGCCGGCGTCCCGGACACCCGGTGGCACTCGTCAACGATCACTGCATCCCAGGTGTACTTGTATTTCTTCAGATCCTGCTTGCTGAGGGTCTGCACGGTAGCGAATGTCAGGTGGCTGCCGATGTGCACTTTTCCGTCTGTTATCTTCCCCAGGATGGATTCCTGGAAGTACTCCCTTGCCCTGTCATAGGACTGGCACAGCAGATCCTGCGTGTGCGTCAGCCACAATGTCTTCCGCTGCAGCCTTGCCGCCAGCGCGATGCCCATCTGCGTCTTGCCGGATCCGCACGGGCTCTGCAGTATCCCACATCCAGCCTTTTTCATAGCGCTTACCGCCAGTTCCTGATAATCATACAATGGCACTTCTCCTGGATATGCGATAATCCCGTTGTTGGCAAGATCCTGATGCATTACGGAACCCGTCAGGTATTTCCGGATCTGCTTCCCCGTTCCGCAGGGCAGGGCAATCATGTCGCCGTCCACATAAAACAGATACAGCTGCTTCTCCATGTTTCCGGTCCACAATCCCATGCGCTGCTTCTTCGCATACTCGGGATTCGGCATCACCAGGTTTTCCCTAGCCCACTGCACGACTTCCGGGGTGGGGTTTGTAATGTAAATCTCATTGCTGATCGTTACCTGCATCCCGTCACCTTCCTATCAAGGCGGTCCCGATGCTCGATCCAGCGTTCAAAGAGCCTTCCGCAGCGCATTAATTCATTTCTTGTCGCCTGCTTCGCTCCACTTTCCATCATGGTCGTAAGCATGCGGTAAGGCACCAGAATGACCATGCCCTGCATCCTAATCGCGAAGAGTCCCGGGCGGTTCCCTGTGCTGCTCCATAATGACATCGCATTGTGCTGGTTCTCCTCTATCCTGCTCAGCCTGAAGGATTCGCCCTGGCAGTCCTTGCAGTCAAATACATAGGTCTCTCCATTTCTTGCCGCGAGCACATCGAACGGCTGCCCGTTTTGGTTGTCTTTCAGACAATGCACCCAGAATCCATGCTCCGAAAGCATCTGGGCAAATTCCCTCTCGAATGCTGTTCCATTGCTTTTGTTACTCATATTCGATTCCTCCTTACGCATATCCTCTGACGCTTCCGATCTGTACCCAGAAGTCTCCATAGTTCCCATATCGGTATACATACCCGTTCAAATGGTTTTCCGCCATGACCACGATTATCGTCCTGCCATGTATGTCCTCTACCTGCTCTCTGATGGAATCAAGCGTCAGCATCCCATCTCCGTTATCACATGACTGCCAGTCCGGGGAAAATAATTGCTTCTGCCCTGCGTCCTTGTGAATGATTACTGTCAGGTCATCGCCGCCAAGGAAACTGAACAATTCCTGTTCCGGATGCTGAATCTGTTCCATGTATCCGTAGTGCCTCATCTGTCTAGCCCCCTCTCTATATCCAAGGTCACCCTGCGGATCATCCTGAGATCGTCCCTGATCCGCTGTCTGGAAGGAGACCTCATTTTCCAGAGTCTTGCATACCCTGCATTATCCTTCCTGGCCCTCTCCGTCTCTTCCTGGTACATCTCCATGTATTTCAGTTCCAGCTCCGCATCTGTAATGAGCCTTTTCAAAAATTCCATATCTGCCATTCGTTTTTCCTCCTATGATCCCGTTGTCTAACCTTTTCCCGGAAATGTCTACCCTGTTTTTTCCCGGTTTGCACCCTGCAAAGCCCGTAAAATCGCCATGTCTAACCGTCTACCCTAAATTTCTGTACCATAACCACAGATTTTTAAAGAAAAAATTTCACTATGATTTTTACGCGCGTTACGATATATGAATCATGGTTAGACAGGTTAGATGGTTAGACTGTATATTATAAACCGCGTGTTTAAGCCAATCTTATGTCTAACCTTTTGTCTAACCAAAATGATAATTTCTAAAAGGTTAGACATTTTTAGTCGAATGGAAGCCTCGCCTGCTCCTCCTCGATATCCATAAAGCCTTCCTCATCTGCTCCTGGCTCCATATTCAACTTGATATAGTTTGCCTTGATTCCATACACCCTTGTGTTGTGGATGTATTTCCCCTGCGAGTTGCGCTGGATCCGGTCCTTTGCCGCCCATTTCTTGCTGACTGCCGCATAATCGAATCCCGCCTTTTCCAGAAACTCGCACAGCACATCCTTATTGATCACGGCTACTGGAGGCTTTTCCGGATGCTCCTCATCCTCATCGATCCTGCCCCAGACCTCTCCCTTATTCAGGGAGTCTGTCCCATTCGGGTTCTGGAACCGCACCGGGTTCTTGGCAATCCAGTTCAGCACTGCCTGATAGGACCGTTCTGCTACATCCACTTCATTTGCGCTTCGCAGGTATGTTTTAATATCCTTGATCTTTAACGGCTCCTCATCGGTAAAAATCACTTCAGTCAGAATTCGATCTGCCAGAAGGATGCATGCCATCGCCATCGCCTGCTTTTCCGTCGTATCCAGGTTGCACATGGCGTCAAAATAACGCTTATACTCCTCCCTGAGTTTCTTCGCCTCCGTATTCTGCAGGTACTCTACCAGAATTTTCCCGGCATGGCCATAATTCGCTGTAAGGACAGATACGGTATGATTTCCGTCCTCGATCAGGTTTTCTTCTACTTCAATCTCTATTACTCGGTTCTTCGATCCTGCCCGGCTATTCTGCTTCGTGATGGGCTCCTCGCCCGTAAACAGGAAGCTGTTGCTCCATGTCATGGTCTCCTTTACGCCGCCAGACGCTTTTCCCTGCCCGCGCATGATTCCTTCCGTTACCCGGTAGATCAGCTTGTCAAAGTTGGTTGTCCAGCGATCCTTGATGGTCTGCAGCTCGTCTCCAGCAAAAGGGATGGAATGCAGGAACGCCGCTGATTTTGTCAGGTAATACTGGGTGACGTCCATGGTCTTGACCAGCCCACCCATCTTAGGGTTGCCCCAGATGGACATGGCTGCCATGATAGCCACCGTTTTACCCGTGCCGGATTCCCCGCTCCAGATATGGAACACGAAAGGCAGCGCATTTACAAGTTCCAGGACCGCGCTGGCCGCACTGGCCGCGAATGCAAGACGGATAATCTTGTTTTTTCTTAAAGCACCGCAATGCACTTTCCAAATCTCATAATCTCCACCCTGTCCAATGTTGTGATAAATAGAATCAAACTCTTCATCTCCGTCATAAACAATATCCTGTGCATAAGGCATGAACTCATTCCCTGCCCATCCAAGCCGGTTAATTGACCGTTTAGGGCTTAATTTTGCTGGATTATATCCCACACAGTCACTGATATACTTTACAAGGCTCTTGGCATTCTCCGTGGTAACCTCTATCCCTATCTTGCTAAGCACCTTGACGATGGCGTTATTGTCAGCGCACACATCCCGGCCGACAGTAACCTGATTCCAGGTCCCGTACTTAAAGTAAGCCAGCCGGATCCGTTCATCTCCCGTATCAACATTTTTCAGTATCTCTACTGGAAGGATCGGGTGCGTGCAGGCATTGATAATAACCGGCATTCCCTTATTGTCAAAACGCTGCATGGTTACGCCCAGATCATTCGCCCTCCACTGCCCGCACTCCAATTCTACTGGCTGGCCGGTAAAGGCGGTCTTATTTCCGGTTTCCTTCATTTTCTGCGCATAGTCTTGGAAGAAGGCCTTTAAT